TTCTAAATCGCCCGATATAAAAAATTTACTGTTAAATCCAATTCTTGTTAAAAGAAGTTTCATTTGTTTTGGTGTACAGTTTTGTGCCTCTTCAAAAATAAGAATTGAGTTATCAATGTTCATACCTCTCATATACGCCAAGGCAAAAACTTCAATAATTTCCATATTTTTTAATTTTTCTCTAACATCTTTTCCAATAATTTTATTTAAAAGATAGTACGATGGAAAAATATATGGGTCTAATTTTTCTTCAACATTACCAGGTAGTGAACCAAGTTTTTCCTCTGCTTCAACAGCAGGTCTTACAATAATTAATTTTTCGTAAGAATTGTTGGGGTCGGCCAATAAATCAACAGCGGCTTTCATTGCAATATATGATTTACCTACACCTGCCGGACCTGAACAAATTGTTATCTGATTGTTTTGTAATATTTCATAATATTCTTTTTGACTATCTGATAAAAATTTATCTTTTGTTTTTTTCTTAATTAAAGTACCAATAATTTCTTTTTTACTCTTGTGTTGTTGGTTTGAGTCTTCTACAAATACTGTAGGGTTTCTTCTAGGTTTTTTATCCATTATGTATAAGTTAAAGTTTAATCATCCAATAGTCAATCATTTCATTGAGCATTGTTTCAAAAGTATATTCGGGTGTCCAATCAGTGTGTTGTTTTAATTTAGACGGGTCACCTTTTAAGTCGTGCAATTCTTCGGGTCTTAAAAATTTTTTATCCATAACCACATAATCATTATAATCTAAATCTAATTTAGTAAAAACATATTCACATAATTCTCTAACTGTATGAGATATACCAGTTGCACACACGTAATCATTTGGTTCATCAAGTTGTAATATTCTCCACATTGCCTCAACATAATCTTTAGCATGTCCCCAATCTCTTGTCGCGTCTAAATTACCTAAAGATAGTTTATTTGATAAACCTTTTTTTATTTTTACTGCTTCTTTTACTACTTTATTTGTAACAAAGTTAGTACCTCTTCTAGGTGATTCATGGTTAAATAAAATTCCATTTGAGATAAACATGTTATATGAGTTTCTATAATTTTTACAAATGTTATAAGAATATACTTTCGCACATCCATAAGGTGATACAGGGTTCATTGGTGTTGTTTCTCTTTGAAATCCATCAGAATCAATTGAATTACCAAACATTTCAGATGATGACGCTTGATAAATTTTGGCGTCTGGTTTTATTAATCTAACCGCTTCCAACATGTTTAATGTTCCGATACCTGTTACTTGTGCGGTATAAATTGGTTGGTCAAATGAAATTCTTACGTGAGATTGTGCTGCCAAATTATATATTTCATCTGGTTGTGTTTGTTGGATTACTGAAATTAGTGATGATAAGTCCGTCAAATCAGCGTAGAATAATTTTATTTTATCGTAAACATTATCTAATCTTGCTGTTTGGTTTTCAGCAACTGAATTTCGTTTTAATGTTCCAAAAACTTCATATCCCTTATCTAATAAGAACTCGGCCAAATAAGAACCATCTTGACCGTTAATGCCTGTAATTAATGCTTTTTTCATACGTATTGATTGACAATATTAATAACTTTATCAACCTCTTCAATTGTCATTTGATGATTGTTTGGCAAATATAATCCATATTCATGTACTTTTTTAGAAATTGGTAATTCCTGTTTACCATATCTTTCATACCAAAATGGATGTTCATTTATTGAACCACAAATTAATGGTCTACATTCAATATTATTTTCAGTTAATTTTTCAACTAACTCTTTAATGTTTTTAGTGATGACTGGATATGAAAAATTTGAAATAAAACTATTTGTTGGGGGGTTAATTTTCCATTCAGTATTTTTAATACCGTCATGATATCTTTGATAATTTATATTTCTATTTTCAATAATAGTACTTAATTTATTTAATTGTTGTAAACCAATAAACGCTTGTAAATCAGTTGCTCTTAAATTAAAACCTGGATAGTAAAATGTGTATAATGAACGGAAATCACCGATATTGTATTTTTTACGCAATTCTATTTGTTTTGATTTTGGTAAATCTCTATCCCACCCATGTGAACGAATTGATAATAAAATATGGTACAAGTCTTCATCATCTGTTGAAATCATTCCACCTTCAATTGTTGACATATGATGACCAAAATAAAATGAAAACGTTGACAAATCACCAAACGTTCCAAGTTTTTTATTATTGTATTCCGAACCCATTGATTCACAAGTATCTTCAATTAACCGTATATCATGTTTTTCACATAACTCAAGAATTTCATCCATATGATTTGGAAATCCTAAAACGTGAACTAAAATAATACAAGATGGGTTATGTTCTTCAATTATTTGTTTTAGATGGTTAATGTTTAATCCTAAATTTTCTTCATCACATTCGCACATAATTGGTTCCATTCCAAATTGAACTGCGGGTGTAACTGTTGTTACCCATGAAACCGCTGGAACTACAATTTTATTATTTTTTAATTTACCTGATAATAATAATCCGTAAATTGCCGCTAAATTAGCTGAAGAACCTGAATTTACAAATACTGAATATTTTTTACCCAACCAATCAGACCATTCTTTTTCAAACTGAACTGTAAGTTCTCCTTTGGTTAATCTTGGGTTTGTTTGTAACCAAGAAATTAATTTTTGAATGTCATCACCATCAATGGTATCTTTTACTAAATCTATTTTTTTCATTATTTTCTAATATTAGGGTAATTGGTTAAGAACCACTCAACCGAATTTTTAATTCCATCGGAAAGTGGTGTAAATTCAAACTCAGATATTGCATCTGAAACCGCTGGTTTTCTATGTTGTCCTTTTGGTTTAGTATCATCAAATATTAAATCTTCTTCATTTATATTAAAATTTTTACAAATTTCTTTAGCAATTTCCAAAATTGTTATTTCACTTGGATTTATTGCCATAAATGGTTCATCATTTTTCCAATTATTTAATGACCAAATAATTAATTTTGCTAAGTCTTCGGAATAAATTACTTGTCTCAATGGACTACCATTACCCCAAACAACCATTTTTTCATTGTTTTTATTAGCCAAAAACGCTCTATGAATCATTGCTGGAATCATATGACCATCTTCTAAATGAAAATTATCGTGAGGACCATATATGTTTGTTGGTACAACTGAAACCCAATTTGAATTTAACACTTGTTTAACAATATTCATTTCATATCCCGCCAATCTTTTAGCGTAAGCATATCCATGATTAGAATGATGTGGTGGTCCCAAATCAATTTGATTTGCCGTTAATGGGTATGTGATGTTTTTATCTGGAAAAATACAAGTTGATAAAATATTGACAAAATTTGGAATTTCATTTCTAAAAGAGGCTTCAATAACATTGTTATTTAAAACAAAATTATCAATAAAGAACTTTTTATTGTTTTTCATGTTGGCTTGTACTCCGCCAACCTTTGCTGCGCAATTGATTATTGTATCAACACCATTGTGTTTTACGTGATAGTTAATATAATCTAATGTTTTTTCTCTATCGGTTAATTCAGCATCTTTACGAGTATGGTATACGTGACCATCACCTAAAAGTTTTTTTAATGCTGAACCAACAAGGCCTTCAGACCCGGTAATTAAATATTTGTTCATGATTAACTAATTATAAATCTTATTCGTTCAAATTTGAACCATTATTTAAATTAAAGATAAAATTTTTGTTTCCCAATAATCTAAATCTAAAAGATTTTTGTCCCAAATTTTTGATTTGGCAATATCAATTTGTTCTCTCATAAAATTATAATTTTTTAATAAACTAATATCCTCAATTAAAATAACAGGAAATTTATGATGTAATGATTTGTGAACATGTGGACCAGTTGTTATTGGAATTCTATTTAAGTATAAAGTTTCATAAATTCTATGGTTATCACCTTCACCATTACCTTGTGGGCAAAATACGGCTTCAAAGTCTAAAATTCTAGTAAAAAATTCAACATCTGTTAAAGTTGGTTCTTCCCAAATAATATGTTCAGTATTTTTACAAACATTTATAACACTATTTCTATGGTGTGGGTTAGTTTCACATCTAAAATTTGAATAAATAAACTCATTTGGTTTTTTATCTATATAATTTAAAAAAAAACTTTCTTTTGTTTTACCTCTATCATATCCAACACCATGTTCGGGTCGTAGAGCCGGTTCAAAATTTTCAATACCTAACGGAATTGGAATTATTTTTGGGTGTTCAACAATTACATTTGTTGCAAACCACGCTTTAATATTACTTGGCATTCTCTCAAGATGAAAATCGGTAATTGTATAATCCGAATTTCCTGAAATTAATATTACATCATTGTTTAATTGTTCAATAGTTTTAAAATCATCCATCAAATAATCCGTCTTAGTAAAAAAAATATTTTTACCGTCATGTAATTTTGATAATTTGTTTAATTGAAAAACATTTATTTTTTTTAAATTTTTCATTCTGTTTTAATATATTTTAGTAAATTTATTTAATCCAATACTATCGTAATAGTCGTCACACGCTCTTACATACCAATGCAAGTAAAAGTTTGGTTTTTTAAAATTAAATGAGTTAATCAAATCTTTCATTCCTGTTTGCATACTATGAACTTCAGTTGCATTTTCAATAATTTTTAACATGTCAAACATTAAAAATCTTTTATCATTCACAATAATTTTTAGGTCAGATTTTAATTTATCTCTATTAATTTCAAACCCTCTTTCCTTGTCGTCGTGAACGTAAATATAAGGTTCATTATTTGGGTTTAATTCATTATAAACCTCGTTTTCTTTTTTGTTATTTCTTTCAAATTTAAATTTGGAAAATCTATACTCAAATGGTAAGTTAACTGTGTTATAAAACCATTCATCAAATGTTTTTGTAGTATTAAACCCTGGTTTATTAAACCCAACAACAATCAAATCTGAATTTATATTATTTTGGTTTATGTAATTAAGAATATCTGAATCTTCCCCAATTGGTAGTACAATTATTTTTTCATTGTCTCTATACATATATTTAACATTTGTTGAATAATGTGGTTTACAAAAAACAGTTACGTCCCCATATATTTCTTGATAATGTCTAACAATACCATTACAAATTATATGGTCTCCTAATCCTAAGTGATGATAAATATATTTCATTTAATTATAATGGAACATTAGTTCCTATTCTGTAAATATAAAGTTTATCTTGTAGTTGATGAAAAATAAAATTATTTGACATACCCCTTTTCCATAAGTCCCAATCTTCCAATCCTTCTAAAACCGCTTTTTTATAATTCATCTTTTAAAAATTGTAAAATTGGTTCAATTTGTTGTTTATTTTCATTAGTACTTGTGACAATTCTATCAAACATTTTCTTCTATTATTTTTAGAATTTGTTTAGCTCTTTGAAAATAAGTGTGGTTTTCTTTGACAAATTCATAACCTTGATTCTCAATCAATTTTCTTTCATTTTTATTATCTAAATAATATTTTATTTTTTCAATTAATTCATCGTTATTTTTATAAACAACTAAATGTTTATCAATCTCAAATAATTCATTAATACCTGGTGTTGGGTTTGTTATCAAAAACGTTTTACATCCTAAAGTCTCAAACGTTCTAAAATTAATATCATCAGATAAATTTCTATTAAAATGAATTTTATATGAGTTAATAGTCTTAACCATTTTTTGTCCCAAAACAAAAGTATCGTTTTTAAAATTAAAATTATTTGATAATAAATTTAAATGTGATTGTCTATTTAAAATAGAACCACAAAACCCAACATCATTAATTTTTTCAATTTCATTAATGGGGTAAATTAAATCATCAGGATACGCATTTGGTAAATAAATTGTTTTACGACTACCGAATAATTTTCCGTGATTATATACCGCATAAAGTACAATATCAATATTATGGTTTTTTGCTGTGTTAAAATGTGCTGTAGGTACACAATGAGAATCAATAGACCAAAACAATTTTAATTTTTTTTCATTTGATAAATCGGGTACCCACCCACCTGTTTCATAATTTTCTAATAAAAAAATAACATCACAATCTTTAGATATTTCATTGTAATGGGTATTAAAATTTTCATGGTTTAACCCCCATACGACGCTATCAATCCCTAATTTTTGAAATCCCCTATGAAAATTTTTAGCCTCTCTAAATTCTTTATTTGGTTCATTTCTTCCGGCTTCTTGTATTATCAGTATTTTCATAGTATTAATGTATAATATTCGGGATGTCTTTGATTGTGTTCATCAAAAACATCACCAACAAATTTTTTATTGAGTTCATTTCTTTCAGCTTCTTGTATTATTAGTATTTTTATAAAATTTTTTTTACAAATTTTAACGCAGCTTCAATGACTTGATGCATGTCATAATATTTGTATTCAGATAACCTACCGCCAAAATAAATGTTTTTTTCTTTTTCTGATAATTTTTGATATTTTTTATATTTTAAATTATTAATATCATCATTTACCGGATACATAGGTTCTGAATTGTTAACGCTATATTCTGTTGGATATTCTTTTGTAATCCAAGTTACATCTGATTCGGAAAATTCAAAATGTTTGTGTTCTACAATTCTTGTAAATTCAACATCTTTTCCTGTATAATTCATCATTGCGGTACCTTGATAATCACTAATATTATGTTTTTCGTGTATAAATGATGTGGTTTTATATTCTAACTCGCCAAAAATATAATTATAAAATTTATCAATGGGTCCTGTATATATTAATTTTTTATACTTTGGTAAATCATCTTTAAAAAAATCAACACCTAATTTAACATCAATACCATCTAATAACTTTTCAAAAATTTGAGTGTATCCACCAATAGGTATTCCTTGATATTTGTCATTAAAATAGTTGTTATCATATGTAAATCTAACAGGTAATCGTTTTATAATTGATGGAGGTAATTCAGTACATGATTTTCTCCATTGTTTTTCCGTATACCCTTTAATTAATTTTTCATAAATTTCTTTACCAACTAATTTAATTGATTGTTCTTCTAAATTTTTAGGTTCTTCATCAATAAATGATGATTGTTGTTTAATTATTTTTTTTGCCTCATCAGGTGAATGAATTCCCCACAATTTTGAAAATGTCCACATATTAAATGGTAGAGAAAATATTTCACCATTATAGTTGGCGACTGGTCTTAATTGAAAATTATTAAATTTTGTAAATTGGTTTATCCAATTCCAAACTTCTTCATTTGATGTGTGAAAAATATGTGGTCCATATTCGTGTA